GCCTTGCGTGATGTCCTGCCAGTAGGTGACGTTCTTATCCCGCAGCGCCCATTCGATATAGATTTGATCCCCGCCGTCACAGTAGCGATCACCGTCGAGGAACTGGTCGTACAACTCGGTGTGAGGTTTCGACCAGTACATGAGGCTTGACTGCATCGCATTCGGGTTCGTCTTACCCCGGTAAAAGTCGCGCAGGATGACGAAATCGTGGCCCTTGGCTGCGTCAAGGATCTCAAGGCAGTCACCCACAAGGATCGTATCCAAATCCATGTACAACGCGCTGGGCAGGCGGAATAACTCGACCTTCGACCACCAGCCGAGCCAATCGTTGACCAGCGGGATCGTCGCGCAGTCCAGATCCATGTCGGTGAGGCAGACGAAATCCTCGCCGGGTAGGAACTTGGCACATTGAGCTTGAAGCGCGTAAACGTGCTTCGGCTCGTAGTCGCCACCAGACTTTAGGACGCAGGCAATCATTTTTTCTTAACAGGCTTCGCGGTTTTTTCAGATTCACGGAATGCTTTAGCAGTCGGAGCACCTGGCGTTCCGGGTTTACGCATCTGCTCACCGGAATCTGCTTTGATGCGTTCCTGCTTTGCCAGAATGTTTGCGTATAGGCCAGCTTTGTTCATACGCTGAATATTCCAACAGCCATCACCTCGACACCTGCGCCCGTGGTCACTTTCCACGCGCCATCAGCAGACACGGCATTGACCTCAACGTTGTACACGCCGATGCCGCTGCCGGGGCTTGCGGGACAGACCGTATGCGTCAGGATGCCCGTGCCAGAGCCGTCAACGAGAACAACGTTGCCCGTGGCGGCTGTGGTGACCGTGCAGATCAGCCTGTGGATGTAGTCGCCCTTTGCGCCAGCTGTGCCGAGCACTTGCGCGGTCTGCGAGGCTGCAACGTGCTCATACTGGTATCGGTACGGATACGAAACGCCGCTCATAGTCGCTTCCTTTGATTAGATTGCTGATGGGTCGCCCACATATCGTTCAGGGTAACTTCGTTTTCAGGGCCGACGATTAAGGGTTTGATCCTGTCGGGTGCTTTCGTTGCAGGCTCTTTGCGCCAGACAATTGAGAGCATCCGCAGAGCATCCGCCGGGTGTGAACAATTATGAACAATTGCTCCATTTTTTAGGGCAAATTCTTCCGCGTTGGGAACGGTCAAACACCAAACATCAGATTGGTTGGTTAGCTTTTTGACGCTCTCTATAACGAGCGGTTGCGGCTTTATCAGAACCTCGCAAACGGTACGCAGCCACTTTGCAAGCGGTTGTGCAAAACTTTTGAGGTATAGACTTCCTGACCAAAGCATTGAACAAAACAGCGCAATGCTGGCAGGGCATTTCTTTTCTTTCCCACTTTTTCCATGATTCTTGTCGCTTGGCGTGTCTGCTATGCCAAAGCCTACCTTCCTCTGATTGATGCCAAGCGGTAGCCCCGTCCCTAGCTGACTGCGTAAATTCTCGTTTTGGCTGACGATGCCATGTTTCTGATAAGTGAATTTTTGCTGGAATGCACTCAAGATTCTCCAGTTTATTGTTTTGTGGGTTGCTGTCCCGGTGGTGAATGTGACACCCATCTGGGATAGCCCCAAATGCAAGTCGCCAAGCATCGCGGTGCAATTTTTTGCCGCCGCGTGATAGATATTTGTCACTAGGCCACAAACGGTATAAGCCGCCATCAAAATACTGCGTGATGGGGTCAAGGCTGATTGGATCAGCGTATTCGGCAAAAGGGATTCTGCGGATATCCACCCGTTCGCCGTTTTGAATGAATGATCCGGCGTGCATCTCACCGAATACCCGTTTACGAACCTCACCTCCACAAGTAAGGCATTTTTCCGCGTCACACGCGGGTTGATGTATTGTTTCCAGCCACATGATGTTAGAACCTCACCAGAATAAGGGAGATTCATTATCTGACACGTTCCGTAACGAGTCAATATCATCGTGTCGCCTGTAAAACACCAATCGTGCCGAGGGGTCTGCCTGAACGCTTTCTTGTCTTCGTCGTACTCTCGCTGGTACTGGCGCAGAGCTTCCATGCCTTCGTCGCACTTCTCTGCGTTAAACCATGTCATCGGCAGCATCTGGCGCACGGCTTGGATGCCGTCCTGAACGCTCAAATCGGGGACGATGGCGAGGTTGTTGATGCCCAAATGCTCAGCCATCTGTTCGATGATCGACTTACCGCCAGAGGCTAGGGTCTTGGCTCGGGCATCGTGCGGGAGGTAATGCTTGCCGTACCTGTAGGGCTTCGCTTTGATGACTGCGGCGAGTTCGTTGATATTCGCCCCGCTGACAGCGTAATAATCAATGATGTGGATCTCGCCCCTAATGACTTGGTAGAACCAGATCGCGGTATCGTCTCGGTATCCCAGATCCCAGGCGGTGTGTACGAGCACTTCGGGCTGATAGTCCACTTGGGTGATGCGGCCTTCTTCAGCGGCCTCGCGCATCTCTGTCCCGTAGAACGCGCCGAGGATTGCTGCTTCAAAGCTGCATTCGTACTCTTGGTCGTACTGGTCTTTGCTTAGCTGCGCCTTCGCTGCGGCAAGCTCACCAGTAGGAAGCAGACCCGACTTGCTGGCGGGTAGCTCGAGCAGGAACCACTCGTCTTTGAGCCGCTCGGCGGTCTTGCGAATGTCCCAAAACTGGTTCTTGCCCTTCGGAGTCCCACCAAACACAGCCCAGCCTTGACGGTCCGAAAGCGCCGGACGAATGACGTTGCCCCAGACAGAGGGCTTAAAGTCCCCAAACTCGTCCATGTAAATGCCCGAGAACCCAAGGCCACGGATCGCATCAGCGTTATCTGCGCCGAACAGCCGGATCTTGGCTCCGTTGATAAGCGTCACGGTTAGCTCTGCCTCGTTGCTGTCGGCTGAGATCGGCTGCGCGTAGTGCTTGAGATAATCCCAGACGACCGACTTAGCTTGGCTGCGGAACGGAGCAACAAAGCCGAATAGCGGCATCGGGTCTTTGCACATGACCCCAGCGCGGATGATGTCGTTGATCGCTGCCACGGTCTTTCCAGCCCTGCGATGCGCGACCAAACACGCCCAGCGGTGTGTGCGGTTGTGAAACGGCATGAACGCTTTGCGTGGCGCATAGGGGAGGGTTATTTCTCGGACTGCCATGTGATCTTGAGTTCTTGAGGGCCACCGTCAGGGCCGGACGTTTCATGCCTTTGCGTTTCAGCCCACCGCATCTGGGCTTTCGTCCACCAAATCATCGCTGTGGTGTCGCCGCCCGTTGTGGCCTTGTTGAACAGCGTCTTAGCCACCGCAGCCGAAGCTTGAGCCTTGCCCAGACCAAGCTCAAGGTCGTAGTGCTTGCGGAGTGTCTCAGGGGCAATGCCAATCAGCGCGGCGATCTGATCTTGAGGCAAGCCGAGTCCTGAAGCACTCTGTGCCTGTTGCCTTGTTTTCTCGGTCGGTCTGTGAGGTTTGAATGACATTCTTTTTAACGAAGCGGAATTATGCTGCTTTCTGTAATGAAATTAAAGGCTTATCAGTTTGCTCGGGCGCAATTACATTGCTTGTAAATGGAGCAGGTGGATCGGTGTCGCACCGTCGCTGTCCCGGGTGGACCCCAGTCATCGCCTGCTTCACCCGCTTTGGGTATGGTTTTGCTAAAGGTGCTATCTGTACACGCATTGCAGCATCAAGTGGCATAAGATAACGATGCTTTGAACTTCCTTTGACAATCTTAATAAAAGATTTACCAATATGAGAGCCAAATGCAGCTCTCATTGATCTTCCATGCATTCTTTTGCCATGAACTAAATATTCATCTGCTGCGTTAGTCATACCGGCATATACCCAATTTGTAGCCTGATAAATGCCACCGTGATGCCCTTGTTCTGGGTCAGCAAAAGAAACTATTAACCTAAGTCCCGGCGAATTTTTGCGTAAAAAACTTATGGCTATTGATGCAATTCTTGAGACTTTATTAAAATGTTTTGTTAATGCTATTCGTGTCAATTCGCAGCATTCAATTTGACTTAATCCATACGGAGAACCTAATACGTTATTGGCTCCTCTTGAAAACAACACACATCCAATATACTTATTTTCTTCCCATACACCGATTTTCACAATCTTACCAGCAGGCATACATTTGCTGTAGTGCCAATTCACGCAAGCAAACTTTGCCGCCTCATGCGTTGCCCAGTCAATCCTTAAAACAGGCTTATTTGTGGAACTCATGAGCGCAAGCAGGGCAGATTATGAGCTGTTTCTCGTCTAACTTGCTTTGGTCGTCTTCATTGCCGGGTTCAAAATCAACGCCTAATCCCATTGCAACTGCCAAACTTGACGCGTCGAAACCTATCAACGCCATGTTGAATCCATCAGTATTCAGATCGGTTAGCTCCACCGCCAGCATCTCGTCATCCCAACCCGCATTCAAAGCCAGCTTGTTATCCGCGATAACGTAGGCTTTCTTTTGCGCGTCTGTCAGGTGGGTAAGTCGAATACTGGGTACGTCAGTAATCGCCAGCTTCCTCGCCGCCATTACCCTGCCATGACCGGCAATAATGCTTCCCGTCTCGTCGATCAGAACTGGATTCGTAAAGCCGAACTCCTTGATGCTGGCGGCGATCTGGGCAATCTGAGCGTCGGAATGGGTGCGGCTGTTCCGAGCATATGGAATCAGCGCGTCGAGCTTTACTTGCTCAATTTTCACAAAATCATCCGAGGACTAAGGCTGCGCCCACTGGCAGCAGTCCCCGGATATAACGCGGCTGAAAGGGGGAATTTTCAGCGCGGTGGGCGAACGCGAAGGGGGTCGCGCAAAGTTTGCGGTCATTTTGTGAGCGTATTCCTCCAAAAAATAGATGTCAAGCCATGAATTTCATCGTTTTCACGGTTAATTCAACTCCTTGCAAATCCCGTACAACTGCTCGGCAACCCTTCCATGTGATGGCGAATTCGACCTGCAACTCGTTTTCTTTTCCGCTCGGCATTTTGACCTCGACGAGCCATGTGATACCGTTTATCGCCACCAGCAGGTCAGGCACACCCTTGCCTACCGCAGCCAGAGACAAAACGCTGCACCCGAGTTTCTTAAAGAAATCAACGATTTCTGCGTGGTTCCCGTCTACTCTCGAAGCTCGCCGCATAGCTCCCTCGTCTTTTCCAGTAATTTCATTTCCGTGCCGTACCGGGCCTCAAACTCCCGCCGCCATGGATGCCGACTGACAGCTTCAGCCGTGTTTATCAGCCCCCGGTGATGGATCTGGCACAGTCCAAGCACAAAATCCTCGCCAATGCGTCTGCCGCCGCTCAGGAGGTGATGAATCTCGCAGGGACTCTCTACCCCTTCACCGTGGCAAACGATGCAGCCAGCCGCTCGTACAGCGTTCTGGAAGCGTTTTTGCTCGTTCGTCACGCTTCGGCTTGGTCTGGAAAACTCGAGCGATAATTTGGAATCGACTTTTCCAGACCGGCGGAAAACTCGCCTACGTTTTTTGGTGCGGGTATCTTAATGCCGGCATGGTGCGATGCAGCATTGAGCCAATCAAGCCATTCTGAGAAGCGTTTTTTACCGTAGCGGCTTGTCCTCCTGCCGAGCATTACCATCCCGCCTTCCAACCCTGGCGAAATCCGTGGAGAAGTTTCGCCCTCAAAAGCCGCCGTCAGAATGTCCTTCCATTCCTCGTCAGTAAGCGTTGTCATGGACCCGTTGATGGGCCATTGCTTCTGCTTCGCCCACGCTTGCAGAATGGGCCATTGTGCCGCGTTCTGCCCAGCGTTTCGCCTTTCCTCGCAGACAGGGCAAATCATGTCAATTGCTCCAGAGGGGTTAGCAAGGTTGCAGGAATCATTAAACGGTCTCCATATCCGTAGCTTTTTTTGGTAGCGACCTTTTGGAATTTGTCTTTTTCGATGTAGCCGTGAATCTGAAGCTGAACCGGAGAAAGGACTTGCACCCCTATAAATATTTCGGAATTGAAGGCTTCCATATCGTCTAAAAAAAACTCCAGATTTTTTCCGGTGTAACTATGCGTTTTAATTTGTACCGTTTTTCCTGCAATTATTGTGTCGGGTCGCGGATCGCCGCCGCGCATAATCTGCATCGACAACGGGCATCCTGTAACTTTTTTGACCGCAAATTCACCCATCGCCCCGATGTAGTGCAATGCAAACTCGGTTTTGTTTGTGTCGTATTTTTTGCTTTGTGTTCTGTTGAGATGTTTCCACCAAGCAATTCTTTCCGAATAAAGCGCAATGAATTGCAAATCAAACGCGGTTAAATCCACAATCATTTCTTCTCGCCTTTCATCCACTCGGGGCGCTTGTCGATGTTGACGTTGCCTTCGACAATCCGCAAAACGCGAATGTCAGGGCCGAAGACTTCTCGCATCGCGTCCACAAACGCTGCCGATTGCGGTGCGGCAGCGCGGAGTTCGTCTTTGGTGGTCATATGTCGATCTGCTTGTCGTAGTAGTTCGCTATGCCCACGGGCTTCAGGATTTCGTGATACCTGCCCGT